GTCGAGATGAAGAAGCTCGGCCCCAACGGTCGGGCAATGGTCGACGGCATGGTCGACTGGGCGCGTGGCCTGGTCAACAAGGGCGTCTGGTCAGCCGACGACTTTGAGGAGTTCAAGATCTGGGGCGGCACGGCTCAAGGCCTGAATGCCCTGGTCAAGATCCGCGAGGCCTACGAGGGCCGGATGCCAATTCAGTCTGCACCGATTGAAGGAGCGCCGACCCAAGAAGAGCTCTACCAGATGGTGGCCGATCCCAAGTACAAGACCGACGCCGCCTACCGGCAAAAGGTCGAGAAGCTGTTCAACCAGGTCGTCAAGGACTAACCGGTCGGGTCTTGTACAGATTGCAATCGACTGTGTTGCATTTTGGATACAGTTGCCTACAATCTGCGACAAGGCCCACCGGGTTCCCCCGACCCTGACTCGCAGCGAGATGCTGCCGAGTGGCGACCGTAAGTCGCAAGCACAGGCCCGCATGACGCGGCTCACCGACGCGCAAACCCTGACTAATCAACCGAACGAGGTTCTCAAATGGCTATCTCTCTGAGCAATGCCTTTGTGACGCTGTTCGATGCTGAGGTCAAACAGGCTTACCAGGGCAAAGCAATGCTGGTGGGCGCTGTGCGTCAGCGTCGTGGTGTCGAAGGCTCTACCGTTAAATTCCCGAAAGTCGGTCGTGGCGTGGCAACTGCCCGCGTAACGCAGACCGATGTCACGCCGATGAACGTCGGCTTCTCAACCGTTACCTGCAGCCTGACCGACTGGAACGCTGCTGAGTATTCGGACGTTTTCTCGCAGGCAAAGGTCAACTTTGACGAGCGCTCTGAGCTCGCCCAGGTGGTCGGCGCTGCGATTGGCCGTCGCCAGGATCAGTTGATTCTTGACGCGCTGGCTGCTGCTTCTGGCACCGGCACCGTGGCGAACTCGATTGGTGGTGCAAACACCAACATGAACATCGCCAAATTGCGTGAGGCTGCGAAGATTCTGAACACCAAGAACGTGCCGAGCGACGGTCGTCACATCATCATCCACGCCAACAGCTTGGCATCGATGCTCGAGCAGACTTCGGTTACGTCGTCTGACTTCAACACCGTCAAGGCGCTGGTGCAGGGCGAGATCAACAGCTTCCTGGGCTTCACGTTCCATGTGCTGGGTGACCGCTCGGAAGGTGGCCTGCCGATCGATGGTTCGTCGGATCGCACGCTGTACGCCTTCCACAAGGACGCCATCGGCTACGCAGAAGGCATCGCACCCAAGACTGAGATCAACTACATCCCTGAGAAAACGAGCTGGCTGGTCAATGCTCTGTTCTCGGCGGGTTCGGTTGCGATCGATGCCGAGGGTATCGTCAAGATCACTGCCCGCGACACCGCGGCTGCAGCTTAATAGGGAGGGCTGAATCATGGCTTTTGATGCAGCTGGCTTTGCCACCTACTCTGCCGCCAAGCGCGGCAACGCCCCGTCGATGTACGGCTACAAAACTGCCGACACCATCGCGGATGTCAACACCAGCGGCTACTTCAATTCGCTGGCCAACACGCTCGAAGTGGGCGACGTTATCCACTGTGTGACTTCGACCGGTTCGACCGCCGTCGTCACTCTGGTGTATGTCGTGTCCAATGCAAGCGGTGTTGTGGACGTGACCGACGGCACCACGCTGTCGAACACTGACAGCGACTAAGCTGTCATCACAGTAGTGCCGGGGGCTGGTCTCTTTTAAGGGATCGGCCCCTTCTCACATTAAGAGGTTGCGATGGCAGCAGGCGATACCGGGATCACAATTTGTTCAGATGCCCTGCTCCTGATTGGTGCAAAGGCCATCACGTCGTTCAATGATGGCACCGACGAGTCGTCGGTTTGTGACCGTCTATACCCAGACATCCGTGACTCCACGCTGGTGATGTACCCGTGGAGCTTCAACACCAAGAAAGTGCAGCTTGCTCGCCTGCTGACTGCGCCGACCTCGGTCTGGAGTTATGCCTACCAGCTGCCAGGCGACCGGCTTGCCGGCCCGCGTGCTGTGTATGACACCGCCAGCCCAGGCGCTCCAGTGCAGAAAGACTGGGAGATCCAGGGCGACCAGCTGCTGACGAATCTCGAGGCTGTGTATATCGACTACCAGTACAGCGTCGGTGAGTTCGCTTGGCCGCAGTATTTCACCCAGCTGATGAAGTATATGGTCGCCTGGCACATTGCCGAGCCGATCACCGAACAACAGGACAAGTCGCTGCGCTGGGAGCGCAAGGCAGTGGGCGACCCAGCTGAGAATGGCCGCGGTGGTTACTTCCGCACGGCCATGAACATCGATGCGCAGGGTCAGCCGACCCGTGCGATTGAAGACTATACCCTCATAAGTGTGAGGAACTGACATGCGCCGCATTGAAGAAATCGCGCCCAGGATTCTTGAGAAATCCGTACCAATCCCAATCGCTGGTTGCTGGGTGTGGGTCGCTGGTGCAAACAACAATGGCTATGGCGCAATGACCGTTCACGGCAAGCCTGTTGGCGCTCATCGCGCATCGTATATGGCCTTTGTCGGGGAAATCCCGCCAGGCTTAGATGTCCACCATATTTGCAACAACAGGATGTGCGTCAACCCTCACCATTTGGAAGCAGTCACGCACAGCGAAAACATAAAGGCGCAAAAGCCTCGCAGACGAAAAACACACTGCGCCAATGGCCATGAACTGCTTGGCGACAACGTATATGAATGGAATGGCATTAGAAGCTGCCGTATATGCCGCACAGCCGCAGATAAGAAATTCAAAGCGAAGGTGAGGAACTAATGCCGCGCTTCGTCGACTTTGCGACCAACTTCTCGACGGGCGAGCTCGACCCGCTGTTGCGTGCGCGGGTTGACCTGCAGTCCTATCCGAACGCGCTGGCCAAAGCGACCAACGTGCTGATCCAGCCGCAAGGTGGCCTGCGCCGTCGGCCTGGTCTACAGCACATCCTTGAGCTGCCCAACACCAGCACCGAGTCTGCCGGCAACGGCGTGCGCCTGGTGCCGTTTCAGTTCTCGGTCGATGACTCCTACATGCTGTGCTTCACGCACAACCGCATGTATGTCATCAAGAACGGTGCTGTGGTGGCCAACATCAACAGCAGCGGCAACAACTACCTGACGACTAGCATCGGCAGCAGCATTGTCGATGACATGTGCTGGACGCAGTCTGCTGACACGCTGATCGTGGTGCATCCTGACCTGCAGCCGACTAAGATTGTGCGCGGTGCCAACGATGCCAGCTGGACGGCGAGCACGATCACGTTCGACAGCATCCCGAAGTACGCCTTCACGCTGTCGGCAAGCAACCCGTCCGGCACGATCACGCCGTCTGCGGTGGCCGGAAACATCACGATTACCGCATCGGCCTCGGTGTTCAACAGCGGCCATGTGAACCAGTACATCAATGCCAGCCCACAGGGTCGCGCAAAGATCGTGCGGTTCACCTCGGCGACATCGGTTGATGCCATCACCGAATACCCATTCTTTAACACCGCAGCGGTTGCCAACGGCAGCTGGGAGCTCGAGACTGGCTACGAAGATGTGTGGAGCTCTGGCAAAGGCTGGCCGCGGTCGGTGACTTTCCATGAGGGTCGGCTGTACTTTGGCGGCAGCAAGTCTCGCCCGTCGACCATCTGGGGCTCAAAGATCAATCTGTTCTTCGATTTCGTGCCAAGCGAATCGTTGGATGATGACGCAGTCGAGGCGACCCTCGACACCAATGACTTGAACGTGATCACTGACATTGTGAGCTCGCGTGACTTCCAGGTGTTCACGACCGGTGGTGAGTTTTATGTGCCGCAGCAAGGCACTGATCCGGTGACACCATTGACGTTCACGTTTAAAAACGTCAGCCGCAACGGCATCAAGCCTGGCACTCGAGTGCAGTCGGTCGAATCCGGCAGCATCTACATCCAGCGCCAGGGCAAATCGTTAAACGAGTTTGTGTTTAGCGACACGCAGCTGACCTACATCACGCAGCGCATTTCGCTGCTTGCAGGCCATCTGTTGAAAGGCCCGCAGCGTATCGCCTTGCGTCGTGCTGCCAGTACCGAGGAAGCCGACCTGCTGATGATGACCAACACCAGCGACGGCACGATGGCGGTGTTCTCGATCATGCGTAGTCAGCAGATCACGTCACCCAGCGAGTACATCACCGATGGTGATTTCCTTGATGTTGGTGTCGACGTGACGCAGATCTATGTCGTCACCAAGCGCGTGTTCAATAGCACAACCCGGTACTTTATTGAGCAGTTCAAAGACGATCTGTATACCGACTGCGCATTTACTGGTGGCTCGGCTGGTGGTGTCGGTTCTGGTCTGCCGCACGTCGGCAAGTCGCTAAACGTCATTACTGATGGTGTGCCGCAAAGTAATGAAACTGTGAGCGCTGGTGGCGCGGTGACGTTTGATCGTGAATCGACCACCAGCTACGAAGTCGGCCTGCCCTTCACGGTTTATGCCAAGACGATGCCTGTCGAGATCAAGCTGCAGACCGGCAGCCGTGTGTCGTTCAAGAAGCGCATCGTCGAGATCAGCGCAGTGCTGGACGACACGCAGCACTGCCTGCTCAATGCGCAGGAGGTTGCTTTCAGATTGATGGACAACCCGCTGCTGGATGACCCGGTGCCGACGTTCACCGGCATCAAGCGCGTCAACGGCATCCTCGGCTACAGCCGCGAGCAGGCGATCGAAGTGACGCAGAGTCTGCCGCTGAAGATGAATCTGCTCGGCCTTGATTACCGAGTCGCTGTTTATTCGGGAACCTGACTATGGCTGATCCAGGACAACTTGTCGCAGGCGCTGGGTTTCTTACCAGTTATGCGCAATCGCAGATGCAGCTCGCTGCTGGCATTCAGCAGCAGACCGGCTATCTGTTGCAGGCACGCGACAACCTCGCTGTGGCCGAGGTGCGTGCCGACATGGCAGAGATGTATGCCGCCATTCAGGCAGGCCGCACGCTCAAGAAGTCGCAGATGGAGTCGCAGAACTACCAGATCGCTGGCAACACGCTGCTGAAAAACATGCGAGCAACGAATGCTGCGATCCGCGCTCGAGCTGCTGCGAACGGTGTGGTGCTGGGCGAAGGCAGTGTGCAGGCCGTGCAGACCGAAAACATCAGAGCAACCATGTTCGACGTTGGCATCACCGACTTGAATGCGCTCACTGCTCGCATCATGGGCTACGAAGACGCGACCGCATTGGTGCAGTCGACCGAGTACCAGAACATGCTCAACCTGTTCACGGCAGAGCGCCAGGGTGCGCAGTACGAACAGGCTGGCAGCGCAGCGCGCACGTCAGGTGGGCTGCTTAGTAACGCAACGCTAGTAACTGGCGCAGTCAATTTTGCCGAGCGGTACTTTGCTGACAAAGGTAAGAAAGGCTAATTATGGCAACGCGACTGACAGAAGGACAAGTACAGCTGCGCGGTGCCGGCGGTGTGCCGATGCAGCAGGTCGTGCCGACCGAGGTCGACTACATGACCGCTGCCCGCGCTGAAGCTAACGTCAGCAACGTGTATGCGCAAATCCTCGACCGGATGGCCACGAGCATCAACAAATACTCTGCCGAGCTGCGTACAAAAGAAGGGTTAGATTGGGTTGCAAATAATCCAGTAACCGACATTGATTTACAACTTGCGCGTGATGGCGTTGTAGTTGGTTTGGGCGGCGGCATCGGCAAAGTGTCTGGCGACTTCCCTAGCTTTTTTAATGCTGCCGTTCGTAAAGCAAGATCAGAAGAGCTCGCCGGCCACTTTATTCTTCACGCCAGCAATGAGCTTGGAAAAATGTTGGTGCAAGTTGAGAACAACGAATTGCAATCGAGCGATGTTGAAAACAAGATCGCCGCACTTGCCGGAAGTTTTCAAAAGGTCGTTGCCAAGGCAGATCCAGACGCAGCGCTTAAGGTTGCGGCAACCATTAAAACGCACGGATCAACCGTCCTAAATAAAGCATATGAGGTTCAGCTCAAGCGCGAAAAAGAACAGCGGCTTATAACATTTGACCTTGGCTTTAACGAGCAATTGCGTTTACTGCAAGCAAAAATTGAACAAGGTTTTTGGGTTGATGAAAATGGCCAGCAAAGAAGCGTTGAAGATTATGTAAATGTAGTTCGCAATTTTGTTGCCTCAACAGCGTTAACTCATGGTGGCCTTGCGTTTCAAAAAGAATATTCCGAAAAGTTTGAAACCCAACTCCGCGAAGTCAGAAAAAATGTTGTGCTTGTTCACATTGTCTCTGACCCGAATTTAATGAGTGATTATGAGGGAACTCGAAACAAAATTATTGCGGGCGATCTTGGCCGAGTTAGCCCCATCATCCAATACATCAAACAAAATGACCCGGATTCATTTGTTAAGATTCTAAATTCCTTTACTCAGCAGTCTGTTGACGTTGAAAGCAACAGAAGGCAAAAACAAGAAGATGAGAAGAAATTAAAAGACAGAAGGTTGGTTGAGCTATATGCGGAATGGCACAGAGCAGGCCCGGCTCAAAGGCGTGCGCTTGAGGCTCAAATGGTTCCTTTGGCGGGAACAATGGATCAGCTCGACAAATTCTTGAAGGATGACAAAGACAATAAAGGCGATCCGTTGGTAAGAATGCACTTAAAAGATGAAATTAAAAACAATCGAATTACAGACCCTGGGCAATTGCTGCCTTATTTCAATCGTGGGCAAATCAACTCAGCGCAATTAAACGAGCTGCAAGAATTTATTTACTCAACTGAAAAGCCGCAGATTGCGGCTGCAGAGCAAACATTGCGTCGATTCTCTGGGGTGCCAGACAACCTAACCAGTGCTTTCGATCCAAAATCATCTGAGTTTGTTAAGCATGAAAAACTTAAGCAGCGGTTTGACGATCTTGTGCGCATTGAGCAAGACAAGCAAAAAGCGCTGCCGCCAGAAAAAAGGACGGGGGTTGACTACGAAGGAATAGCCAACCAAGTAACAAAAGGGTTTAGGGAAAATGATGTTGCAATTGATCGCAAAAAAGACGCTCAAGCAAAGCTAGAAAAAATATCGGCAAAAGTGAAAGAAGAGTTTGGCGTCAACGTGACGATCAATGCAAATACGAGCATGGCAGATTTGATGGCGCTCGAAGCAAAGAGAAAGAAAGACATACTGCCAATAAAGGTTGTGGTGTTTACGAAAGACGAACTGAAACGCATTGAGAAGCTGATCAATATTCTGAAAGAATGACATGCGTTCATTGATTGAACAGGAATACATAAACGACTTGCTGGCGGCAAAGTATCCAGCAGAGTCTATTGATGGTATGCAGCTGGCTGCTGCTGATACTGGCCGCCTGCCGGAGGTTGTGGTTACTGGTGAGCCTGAAGTGCCGACAGGTGCTGGCGGCCCAGCTGGAGTGCCAGAGCCTCGCTTTGGCCGCGGTGGCGTTACCAAGGCGAGGTCAGAAGCCGCCGGTGGTCTTGAGGTTCCAGCGATGGGTATGGCAGACATGCTGGCTGGCGCACTGCGCGGCACAGTTGCGCAGTCGCTTGGCTTACCTGGTGACGTTGAAAGCCTGAGCCGTTTGCTTACTGGTACTGAGCGCGAGCAGACATTAAGCGGTTTAATTACTGGCGAGCAGCCGAGGTCAACCGTGCTGCCAACCACCGAAGACATAAACAAGATGCTGCCGCCTGTGGTGCCTGAGAACGCACCGGACATGGTTGGTTATAGCGCGGCAGAACGCCGCAAGACGGCTGACGTTTTTAACGCGCTGGGCGAATACAACCCGATCCTGGGCGCACCGGAAGCCGTCAAGATTGGTGTTAAGGGTGCCAAGGCTGCAGGTACTGCACTCGCGCCAGCTGCTGCCAATGTAATTGAAAGCGGTATGCGCAAGAGCGGCATGATCATGGACGTCCTGCCGCCAGGCCCAGCAGCCGGGAGTGCTCCTGCGCTTACTAGATCTGAGCGTACGGTAGTAACCAACGCGGCTGGACGTAAGCCGGCATTAAAAAAGGCTGCCACCAAAGCCGTCGAGGACATGCACGCCAACTACCCAGAGGCAGATGGCTGGGTTCCTATCGAGGCATCGAAGATTGACTTTAAGGAATCGAAAGCCGGCGGCACGATCGCTGAGGTAGAAGCGGCAAAGATTCCTTACGATTTCCATACGCCGCCTGAAGGTGTGCCAAAAGACCTTTGGCAAGCAACTCTTGCGTCGAGGCTTTTTGATGAAGTGCAGGAAGTTGTTAGCCGAGCTCAGGCTGGCGACCAGGCCGCTATCGACATTCTTTCGCAGGCAAGCTGGTATCGCTCAATGCGCGACAGACTGCGTGCTGAGTTTGGAGGAATTGGCGATGTCTTTGCTGACGTGCTTGGAACTACTTCGGCTCAAACTGGTGTTGAGCAAAACTTTGATAACGCGATTGAAATTCTGCGAAGGTTCTCTCGAGGTGAATATGATGCTGAGCTTCGCGCCTACGAAGACAGACTGAAAGCTGGTTTGCCAGTGGATGCAAAAACACTGACTCAGCTATTTAAAGATGGCAAATTCCCGCTCATCACAAAAGCGAGCGGTCAGCTGTTTAACGCAAATAGTCCTTCTTCTATGGGCGCTTTGCTCGATATGTTCCGCGCTGTTAAAACAGGCGACTCGCCAAAGACACCAAACTTTACGGGCAATCTAATTGGTCTCACTAATGAGGCAACGATTGATGTATGGGCTGCACGAATGTTGCGGCGTTTAGCAGATCTGCCACGCATACCACCACCAGCAGAAAAGGGTGTGGCAGGCAAACACTTAGTTGGCTCTACTTTGTATGATCCAAAAGTTGGCAGCGAGTTTGGCTTTGGCCAAGATGTTTTCCGCGAAGCAGCTCAAGAGATCAACAACAGTGGAATCATTAAAGGGGTCGCTCCTCAGATTGGCGATCTAGGCCCAGATGATCTGCAGGCTGTTGCTTGGTTCATTGAAAAAGAGAAGTGGACAAACAACGGCTGGACAAGCAAAGCCGGCGAAGGCGGTTCGCTTGACTTTGAGATGTCGCTTGCTGGCGCTGCTGATCCACAAGGCGTCAAGGATTTGCGCCGTGACATAAACACTGGATTTAAGCCGCCGGTACAACGCAAGACAGAAACCGATCAACAGTACGCTGCCCGCATACAGGAAGCAAAAGCGGCGTTTGATAGCCAAAAACCAGCAAAGCAACAGCAGCTTTCTGGAATGAAGGCTGACGTTGACCGATACACGTTAGGCGTATCTGGCGAACGGCCAAATCGCCCAATGAGCAACTACGCACAAGCAGAGCTTGCTGCAGAGTTTGATGACGTTGTTCGCGCCGATCCGAGCGTTGTGACATACAACCTGTCCAACACTTATGGCTCTTTCATGGCGCAAACAGAGCGTGCTCTTAACGCTGAGTTTGTCACTCGACAGAACTTCAATCCTGCTTCGTTAGAGCGCAGGCTGGTTGAGCAAGGCAAAGCATACGATCAAGACGCTGTGTTTATTTCCAAGGTCTTGCGAAATGGCACCGCTCCTAATGCTAGACCAGGCGTGGAAATTTACTTCAAGCAAAAGGTTACGCCCGAGCAGATGGAGAAGGTGACGGCAAAACTCCGAGAGTATGGGGTGGACGGTTTTACCTATGTCACTGACATGCGATTCAACGATCGCATCAACGTGCAAGCGCGAGCCGGCGGCGCTGACACTGCTGGTCTAAACGGCCTGCGGTTCCAGTACATCCCCGAATTTGACGATGCTTACAACGCTGCAAACCGTGCTCAAATAATGTCAGAAAAACAACGGCTTTTTAGAAAAGTGGTGACTGATATAATTACGGACGGAAATGTGTCTGATGCCCGTATGGTGTGGTACGACACCAACGTCTTTTTCAGGAGTGACTACGATGCTTACCTTGGAAGAAATGCTGAAGGAGGAAGAGCAGCGCCTGGGCAAGGATCACCCAGCGGTGCAAATGCTTCGCAACCAGATCGAAGCGGAAAGATCCGGCAAGGGGTTTCAGGAACTGTATCTGACCGGCGCGGTCGGCAAGCGGGAATCCTCTCAGGTCAAGAAGTAACTGGGGGCCGTCAAGCTCCTGCAAAAGGAGCTAAGTGATGGCCATCGATCCTCTCAACAAGCGCCTAGACCAGTTGGTCGATAGCTCAAGCTCATTAGATCAGACGCCGCAAGAAGCGCCATCTGCACTGGTTGAGCCGGTTGACGAATTCGATTCTGTCCAAGTTGCCGGCCTTGGGTCTGTTCTCAAAGAAGTCCTAAAAGGCGGCAAGGCTGTACGCGGCAAGAAGCAGCTGGACATGCTCGACGCAATGAAGGCTGCGCCAGAGTCGCCGCCTCCAGCTGCAGCCGTCAAAGCAGCTGCCCCATCACCTGCTCCTGCTGCGCCCAAACCAGCCGCGCCAAAGCCTGCGGTCAAAATGCCAAAGGCTGCGACGCAGCCACCCTCCCCTGCCAAACTCGAGGCTGATGCTGCCACTGCAGCCGGCACTGGTAAGCCGCCTGAACAGCCATTCAACCTTGATCTGTACGACGACAAGAGCGTTGCTCAATATACCGAAGCGGTATTGAAGAACGCTGGCATCGATTACCAGCGCATCACTTTTGCTGAAATCGAGGAGCGGGTTGCGCGTGAGGGCATGGGGCCGGAATACACCGCCCAGATCCGCGCCATTGCCGATCGCTATGGCGACCTACCATTTGAGG